CTTTAAACTTTGCTCAATCAGATGCTAAAGAAATTGCAAGACGAGATGATATAAGGTCAAAAGCAAAAGCAAGAACTGGTGTACAGTTAAAACTTGCATTAGAAGGTCGCTTAGGTCTTATATTAGACAGTACAGCAAGAGATGTTGCAAGAATAGAATCAGAAGTAAGTAAGATGAGATATATTGGATATGATTGTAATATGGTATTTGTAAATACAAGTTTAGAAGTCGCTCTAAGAAGAAATCAAATGAGAGCAAGAAAACTACCAGACGCTATTGTAATTCATAGTCACAAACAAATACAAAAGAACATTGGTCAATTACAAAGACTATTTGGTACAAACAATTTCATTATTATTGACAATAATAAAGTTGCAGATGATGTTAATCCTGCAGTATATAAAGCAATACGAAGAATGATTAATAGAAAACCAACATCATATCAGGCAGTATCTTGGATTAAAAGAGAACTACTAAAAAGAAAAAGATAATGGGTAAACTATTAAGATTTCCCACAAACAGAATAGTATTTAGTACTCCTAAAGCGCCTGAGCTGACAGAAGAGGAATCTCAATTAATTAAAGAAGAAAAGTTTATAGAACAAATTACTAATCAACTAACTATGGATATTATTGGTGTTTTTCAAGACAATGTTGTTGATATGCAAAATGATAATTTTTTAAAAGATGTAGCTGTTATTGTTGAAGGTATTAAATCACTAATGAAAAGAGATTTTGATAGAAAACACCCAATGCACGATATCACAGATAATTTAATTAAAATACATACATTAAAAGATGGTAGAAAACTGACTGATATTAATTATAGCAAAATAAGTATAAGAAAATTCAAAGATCCTCAACCAAAAAAACCAGAAGCGGAGTTTAAAATAGAATTTGAACCAGATATAAAACTGGATTAACGCTTTACTTTCTATTGAAAGTGTGTTATAATCATATTATGGAATATAAAAAACTAGACGAAAAAATAAAAGAACTTAATTCCACTAGAGTATTTAAGAAGGTAACCCCTAAGGGTGATTTGTCTTGGTTTATAAAGTGGTTTGCAAGTGCATTTATATTGCTAGCTGTCGCTTGTCGTGCAACGGGAAATCTTGCAGTATTTGATATGTGGTTAAGTCTAATAGGTACAATAGGATGGTTCACAGTTGGTATGATGTGGCATGATAGAGCTCTTGTTATGTTGAATGGTGCTATATCCACATTACTTATAACAGGACTACTTGGATATTATTCAGCATGATTATAGTTGATTTAAATCAAATAATGATATCGAACCTAATGGTTCAAATTAGTGGAAGAAATTCTGAACCTCTATCAGAGGAACTTGTTAGACACATGGTTCTTAATTCACTAAGAGGACACAATGTGAAATTTAGACGAGAATATGGCGAAATGGTTATTGCTTGTGATAGTAAGAATGTATGGAGACGACAAGTCTTTCCTAACTACAAAGCAGGTAGAAAAGCAAATCGTGCAAAATCTGAACACGATTGGGATGCTATCTTTACTATATTACATAATATCAAAAATGAGATTAAAACATTTTTACCATACAAAGTTATTGAAATAGAAACAGCAGAAGCAGATGATATAATCGCTACTTTAGTTAGACGAGTACAAAGAGTTACTGGTCCTAATCACACTAAAAAGATATTAATACTATCTGGTGATAAAGATTTCATACAATTACATAATGATAATGTAAAACAATATAATCCTGTACTCAATAAATTTGTAGGAAAAGATGAAAATCCAAGTATATATATTAAAGAACATATATTAAAAGGAGACCGAAGTGATGGTATTCCTAATGTATTATCAGACGATAATGTTTTTATTGAAGGTAGACGACAAACCCCTTTAAGTAAAAAGAAGATAAATAGCTGGGTAGAGGAAGTTTTTATGACCTTTACCGAAGAAGAACAGATGAACTATGATCGAAATCGAAAGTTAATTGATTTAAATTGTATTCCACCTGAATTAGAAAAGAAGATTAATAATGAGTTTAATGATGTTAAAGTAGCTACTAGAGATAAAATACTAAACTACTTTATAACAAAAAAACTTAAAACTTTAATTGAAGTTATAGATGAATTTTAACTTTGAAAGAACTGTTAAGGAGATAACATGGCAATAATAAGAAGAAACACGGACGGATCAGTCGCAAGTCGAGAAGGATTTGCAGATCCAAATCAAACAACAACAAGTCACCCAGCATTAGCAGGTAGACGAGGTATGTCAGCATTAGCAGAATCTGGTAGAGCTGTACCTCCTTTATTGAATGAAATTGCTAATAAAGTAAATAACGCAAAAGATAAACCAAGAAAATTAAAAGTACTACAAGACCACGATTCACCAGCACTAAGACAAGTGTTAAAAGGTGCTTTTGATCCTAAAATAGAATGGTTATTACCAATAGATGCTGATATTCCATATAAAAAAAATGAAGCACCAATTGGAACTGACCATACATTATTAACACAAGAGGCAAAAAGACTTTACCTATTTACAAAAGGTGGAGATGCCACATTGACAAGAAATAAAAGAGAAGTAATGTTTATACAAATGTTAGAAGGACTATGTGCTGAAGAAGCTGAGTTTTTAATAACAGCTGTTTCTAAAAAAATAAACAATAAATACAAAGGATTTACTGCTAACTTAGTAAAAGAAGCATTCAATTGGGATGACGATTTTATGAAAAAATAGTAAAATATAGGGGTTAATATTGCAATATACCTAGGACCCCCTATCAAAAACCCTTATTTTTCAACAGTTTAAGACACCCTTAAATCGTTGATTTATAAGGGTTTTTTTATGTGGAATAATTATAAAAACCCCGAAAAACAAGGGTTTTTTACACCATTTTTATTGAAATAGTGCTTGCATTATGGCTAATTTCATGTATACTATATGTATAATAAAAAAAAGAAAGAAGAAACATATATTATGAATATAAGAATGACAGATCAAACAACTACATCCTATTCTGCTTTAGCAAATAGAGATTACACTAGAAAAGTATATCCTCTTAATAATTCTGAAAATTATTATAGACCTAGATATGCAAAAAAGATTTTAGCGTGTGAAGTTGAGCAAGACTTCTATGCTATGCAGAAAACACCACAAACTCAAAAAGGAAAAAAAGATCCAATATATAAATCAGTTAATATTGAAAGTGTCGCCTCATCTAGTGAATTTATTAGTGACGATATTCATAGTAGAATTGAAGATGAGAGTGATGCTAAAAATCTTTTAAACAAGGCTCTTTCAACTCTAAATCCAAGAGAAGAAAGAATTTTGAGAATGAGATTTGGAATTGGAATGTCATCAGAACATACTTTAGAAGAAGTTGGCCAACAGTTTAGTTGTACTAGAACTAATATTGCTCGACTACAAAGTGCAGCGATGCATAAATTAAAATATCTTTTAAAAAATAAAAAAATTAAAAATAAAAAGAAAGGATTTCTTGATGTTTAAGCTAACTGTAATAATTTTATTAAGCCTAATTTTATTTAATCAATGTGTGGGGGCTATATTTTAAATGAAAATAGAATATAACAATAAATAAGAGAAGGGGATAATATGAAAAAAAATAATCAATTATTGAAAAAACCTTCTAAAGCCAATCTCACAGATGGCTATAACTATAATCATCTTTTAAAAATATTAAAAGAAAAGTATGATTGGACTCAAATTCCTTTGTATAAAGGACCACTAGATCGGATAAACTAAATGAAATTAAATAGATATGAAAAGAAAATACTAAAAGGCATTATAGATAGTCGTAAAGGCATCTATGAAACTCCAAAAAGACATAGAAATGATTATGGCACTTGTAATGAATATGATGCCGCTCTTTCTTTGTTTTTAAAAAAACTTATTTATGCTCAAGCAACTAATGAAATGAATATGGAAGGTCCTGCAACATCAGAACCAAAATTTAAGTGGTTTACTTGCAGACTTTATAGACCATATGCAACAAAAAGAGATTTAAGAAAATTAATCTAATGTTTAAATCAACTTTAATTCTCGCTTTACTTGTTTTTGTAACTGGTAAAAATATTGAAATGTATAAAGCACAGCTTGAAACACCACTTCCTAAAGATGAGGTTATAGTTAATATGTATTCTACAATTCAATTACATTATGCAAGTCATAAGACTACTCAAAAGAAATTTGATTTACCAGATATTGATACCTCATCAAATGAAAGTTTTGTATATTCATTAAACAGATGTATTAATTATTTGTATGATTATATAGAAATTGAAGATCGTATACCTAATGAGTTAGTTATTGCTCAGGCTGTTATTGAAACTGGTTGGGGTAAAAGTAGATTTGCTAATGAAGGTAATAATTTATTTGGTATAAGAACTTGGGATAAAGATGAACCATATCTTTTACCTATACCATGGACAGAATGGCCAGGGTGGGGTGTAAAATCATATACAAGTAAGTGTGAAAGTGTTGTTGATTATTTACATATCTTGAATAATGTATCTGTATTCAAAGATTTAAGAAATGTAAGAGATACTGCTATTGAGAATGGTGAAGAACCAGATCCTATTCTTATGGCGAATCATCTAGATAAGTATGCTAGTAAAAAAAACTATACCGATTTAGTGAAAACGATAATAAAATTTAATTTGAGAGGTGTATATGAAATATAATATGAAAAGACCATTAGAAAATGACCCTACGAAACTGTTTTGGTATAGAGTTTCAAATCTTAAAAAAATGTGTGATTGTACTAGTGATATAGAATATAAAAGAATATGGATGGATAAACTACAGGAACTAATGAAAATAGGGTTAGTGCTTGACAAAAGAACTTTAAAATGATAGTATATAGATTATGAATATATTTTATTTGAATAAAGACCCAAAGATTGCTGCTGAACTTCATGTAGATAAGCATGTGGTAAAGATGATTGTAGAGTATGCACAATTATTATCAACAGCAAAAAGAATGATGGATGGTGCTAAATATATCGGGAAATCAAAAACAGGAAGAAAAGTAACCAGATACAAATTAGAAAATTCAAATGAAGAGAATACAATCTATAAAGCGTGTCATCAAAATCATCCTAGTGCTGTATGGACTAGGAGTTCTTCTCAACACTATGACTGGTTGTACTCGTTGTTCACCGAGCTTGGGAGAGAATATACACACCGATATAAAAAAGAACACAGTACGATTAAACTGCTTAAAGACCTTTTAAGAAAGGCACCTAATAATTTACAAGACAATGGTTGGGTAGAACCACCTCCTGCAATGTCACATTATCCTAATTGTATTGTACCTGGTGACAGCATTCAATCATATAAAAACTACTATATAGAAGCAAAGGCTTATTTTGCTAAGTGGACATCTAGACCTGTACCAGTATGGTTTAGTGAAGGAATAAAAGATGCCAGTTAAAAAAAGATTAGATAAAGTACCATTCAGATTTCATGCTGATAAAAGATATCAAGAGTATATCTACTTAGAAGATGGTGGCTCTGATGGCTATAATGATAATAAAGAATTTCATGGTAAGTGGTGGGAAACATTACCAGATTCAAGAGACTACGGAAGTTTTGGGTTTAAACAATCTATTGATGGCAACCCAATTAGAAAAGATGCCTATGATGATTCTAAAATTAACGGTATTGTAAAAGATAAGTATAAAAGTGAGGAATAAAAATGCCAACATATAGATTTAAAGACCATAACACAAAGAGAGTATGGGAAGATTTAATGACCATATCTGAAATGGAAAAATTTAAAAAGAAGAAACATATTGAATTACTACCTCCCACTCAAATGAACATTGTGTCAAGCGTTGGTTCAATTGATAGTAAAACGGATAATGGATGGAAAGAAACATTATCTAAGATATCACAAGCACACCCAAATAGCCCATTAGCACAACAATATGGTAGTAAAAGAAGTGTTTCTGATACACAGGTAGAAAGTGTACGAAATAAGCACAAAAAACGTCTTTTAAAAGGCGGAGGAAGATAAATATAACTGATACTATCGAGAACACTACAACAAGCCAGAAAATGGTGAGTAAGTTGAGTAGTCAATCCGATAATGTATCATTAAAGAAGTTCCGCGGACTTCATAAAGGATATATATGGCAGACTTTGATTTTTTAGAAGGTTTCGATACAGAAGGTGATTGGGGTTTTTCTTCAGTTGCTGAGAAACCTTCAACAACGAAACAAGAAGCTACAAAAGCCACAGAAGCAGTGGTTAAACAATCAGCAGAATCTACTGCCAAGGCGGTGTCTAGCGAAGTTGTTTCTAGATTAGAAGGTAAATTAGATCAGATTAAATCTTTAATTTCTTCTACAAAAAATGAAATTAAAGAAAAGAACGAAACAGAATTAGAGATTACAAAGAAACAATTAGATGATGAGTATGATTTAAGAAAAGATAATATTAATAAAGAAAGCAAAGAGAAGTTTGCTAAGTTAGAAAAACTTATCATACCACTATTAATCAAGTTAGCAAAATCACCTGAAGCTTATATTCATTGGCCGAATAGAGCAGCTGTTATTGAAGATCAGGTTAAAAAGATAATACAAATTACAAGGGGATAACAATGAAAGATAATTGGCAAAAATGTTTAGAAACAATACTACATCACGAAGGTGGTTATGTAAACCATCCTAAAGACCCAGGCGGTGAAACTAACTTGGGTGTTACAAAAAGAGTTTATGAAGAATGGGGTGGCACAAAAGACATGAAAGACTTAACAGTCAAAGATGTTTCTCCTATTTACAAAAAGAATTATTGGGACAAATTAAAAGGTGATGATTTGCCTAATGGTTTAGACCTATGTGTATTTGATTTTGGTATTAATGCAGGACCTGGTCGTGCTGCTAAATTCTTACAAACACAAATCGGCACAACAGCAGATGGTGGTATCGGACCTAATACATTAAAGAAATTAAATGATTATATTGACGATAAAGGCCTTCAAGACGCAATTGAAGAATATCAAGGTAACAGACAAACATATTATGAAAATCTAAAAACATTTAGCACTTTTGGTAAAGGATGGACCAGACGAGTTGATGAAACTTTAGAATTAGCGCTTGACTTTATCAAGTAAATCTGTTATACTAATATTATGAATCAAATGAACACATTTTTACAAGATAGGTACGATATGAAAACATTCAATCATGTTGATTTGTCTAAGTTTAATCCTAAACTTACTCTACCAGATGTTACTACTCAAACTATTCAAGGTAAACGATTTTATATAACACCAGAAGGTAATAAGTATCCTTCAATTACTACAGTATTGTCTGGAAAAGGTAATGAAGGTATTGCTAAGTGGCGTGAATCTGTTGGTAATGATGTAGCAAATCAAATAATGAGAAGTGCTGCCAAACGAGGCACAGCAGTTCATCAATTAGTCGAAGATTACTTAAACAATGATGAACTATCTAAACAAGATGTATTACCTGTTGCTCTGTTCACTTTATTAAAACCTGAACTGGATAACATAAATAATATAGTAATGCAAGAAGGCGGTCTTTATAGTGACGCATGGGGTGTTGCTGGTCGTGTAGATTGTATTGCTGAAT